ATGGGCGGGGACAAGGCGGGTGGGAAGGATTTCGCGGACCTGGTGCGCGGGATGGCGCTGGCGGACTTGCAGTATTACGAGTCGACGGAGATGCAGAGTTGGAGCCCCAAAAGAGGTTATTAGCCACAGATGGACACAGATCAACACAGATGAAAACTCTAAAAAGAAAATTGCCGGTGAAAAGATTGACGGAGAGCCAATGGAGAAAGCTCCAGCGCCTGGGGAGGCACCAGGTGTTGCTGCATGAGCAATTGGTCCGGGTCAATGACGCGATTGTAAAACTCGTGGATGGCGAGCGTTATCGCCGGCGGATCGATCGCTGTTACTCCCGGCTCTACATCGAATGGGCAAAGCTGAAGCGGGAAAACATTTTGTTAAAGCAACGCCATGAGCGCTGAGATTTTACAGAAGTTGGAGGAGATCTCCCGGAAGCTGGACCGGCCGCCGTCGGTGAAGGACCGGTTGCGGGTGACGCGGTGCACGCAGACGGAATTCGATAAGTTGCCGGCAATGGTCAGCCGCCAGGAGTTCATGGATTGGACCGGGTACTCGGCATCGGAACTCATGGAGGAGGTCAACGCCGGCCGGATCAAGGTCTATAAACCGAAGGGCCATAAGAAAGCCCGGTACTACAAGCATGAGATCGGGCGGTTGGGTGGGTGGAAGATGTAATGAGGCACAATCCACCAAAGGTGACGAGTGAGTTGACGGGCGCCGAGCTGGTGTTGCGCGTGAACGGGCTCCTGCATCTACGGGTGAAACGTAATGAGATCACGGCGGTGCAGTCGTGGATCGGCACGCATGGAGAATTTTGCATCGAATTCACGATGCGGCATGGCGAGGACGTCCTCTTGGAGTACACGGCCCGGCCGATCTGGGAAGCGGTGCTGCGGCAATTGGATGGAATGGCGATCCTTTAAAAGGAAACTATGAGCTGGGCAATTGGATATGACGGCAGGTGGAAGCGTGATATCGGCTACGGCGTGCCGGCGTATTGCGATCATCCGGGTTGCAACGAAGAAATCGATCGCGGCCTGGCGCATGTGTGCGGCGGTGAACCGTACGGCGTGATCATGGCTGTGGCCTTTACTTCTGCAGCAAGCATCACAACCGCGGCCGGCGTTGCAATCTCTGCGAACGGTGTGCTGGCAAAAAGATCCACGAGCCGTTTCAACCAAAACCCGAGCATCCGGACTGGATCCATCACAAGCTCACCGATGAGTCGTGGCAGGAATGGCGCGATGTAAATCCAACGGAGGTCGAGGAATTGAAACGGTTGGTGGCTCAAAGCACCAGCCTGGCATCGTAATCGTTCGGAATGGGCGGGGATGGTGCGGGATTGTTGGGCGGATGGTTGAAGTTGGCGGTGGTATTTGGTGCAACGTGAAAGCTCTGGGAGCAATCCCAATCGAAAGACCGTTATGAAATCGTAATCAAACAAACCAGCCGCCGGGGTGACTCGGCGGCTTCGCTTTAGGGCCCCCTCATCCCGGCCTTCTCCCCCAAGGGGGCGAAGGTGAAGAGGGACAAATATCATGGATACACAACAGGCTATCGTGGAAGTGACGGATCGTCCGAAGGTGGGGGATCTGATCCTGGAGTTCAAACGGAATGGTTCCCAGGGCGATCAGTTTGGCCGGATGTTGCGCGCGGAAGACGTCCGCCTGGCTCGCTGGGATGGCCAGTCGGAGGATGGCAAGAAGCACGCGAAGGACCAACCGGACGGCGATGAGGTGTTTCCGTGGGAAGGCGCCAGTGATGTGCGGAATTATCTGGCGGACGGAGCGGTGAATGAATCGGTCGCGCTGTGTTACATGGCGTTCTGGAACGCGGTGCTGAAGATCTCGGGCGCGACGATGAATGATCTGCCGGCGGCGAGCGCGGCGACGGAGTTCCTGGATTGGATGATCCATTTCCAATTGCTCAAGCAGCTCGACAATGAGGTGGAGCTCTCGGCGCAGTACATGCAGGCGATCGGCGCGACGGGATTGCACGTGTCCTGGGAGCGGGAAGTCGGCCGGAAGCTGCAGCCGGTGAAGATGGAAGAGATTTTGGCGCTGGGTCAGCAGGTGACGGCGCAGGTGATTGCGGCGGTCCAGGCGTCTGGAGCACCTGGCGGCGCTGGTGGACCCCCTCACCCCGGCCCTCTCCCCCAAGGGGGCGAGGGTGGTGTACCGCCGGAATTGTTGCAGTTGCAGCAGGTGTTGGAGGTGTTGCCGCAGTTGATCACGGATCCGACGATGGAGGGCGAAGCGGTCAAGGCGATCCAATACCTGTACGGGGAGTTCGTGCACAAGAATTTGCCGGCGGATATCCAGGAGTCGGAGGTGTTGTTGCTGTCGGATAAGCGGGCCCGGCAGTGCGTCAAGGACCTGCGCCGGGATGGGAAGTGCGATTTTCCGATGCCCTACCTGTCCAAGAATCAACCGAAAATCGCGGCGCTGAAGCCGTACCGGGATTTCGTGCTGCCGGTGGAGGTGGGCGCGATCGAGACGGCGCCGGTGGTGTTCGTCCGGGACCTGATGACGGAGGTGCAGTTGCGATCGATGGTGCTGGGCGCCGGCTGGGACCCGGATTGGGTGGAGGAAGCGGTCAAGACGAAGGGCAAGTTCTCAACGTGGCAGCTCAATAATCCGTACTCAGCCTATGGGACGTGGAGCTGGCGGGCGGTGGACAATCGGTCGTGGTTGATCGAGGTGGTGCACGCGTATTACAAGCAGATCGACGAAGACGGCGTCACGCAGGTGACGGTAACGACGTTCAGTCCGCATCTGACACGGAACCCGAAAGGTCCGGAGGGGGGGGGTCCGCGATCGGTGGTGGATGCGGAGGGGAAAACGATCCTGGACGATTTTGCGGCGAAGCACGCGATCTTGAATTATCCCCGGGCGGAATATCCGGTGATCCTCGGCCGGCGCGAGCGGTTCGACCGGTCGTGGCTGGCGACGCGGGGCCTGGCGGAGATCCTGGCGACGGACCAGAACGTCGAAAAGGCGATGGATGACAGCGTGGTGGACAATGCGTCGATCGGCACGGTGCCGCCGTTGTTGGTGCCGAAAGGTTTGACGGCGAAGTACAAGCTGGGGCCGGCGGTGCAGAACGAGTATGTGCCGGGCCGGGAACCGAAGTTCATGGATATGCCGGAGAACATCGCGCCGGCGGAGATGGTGGTGGCGAGGATCCGCCAGAAGGTGAACCGGTATTGCGGGTTGTTCGATGCGACGTTGCCGCCGGCGCTGACGGCGCTCCTGCAGCAGCCGATGGTGAAGAAGTTCCTGATCATGTGGGGCGAGGCGCTGCAGATGGCGTATGAGCTGACGGCGAAGTTCGCGCCGGACAAGATCGAGCAGATCACGGGCAGTGCGCCGAGCGAGGACGTGGACGATTTCCATTATGTGATGCAGTTCGATGCGGCGCAGTTTCATCCGGAGTTGATGGAAAAGAAGCTGGCGGCGTTCGACCAGTTGGCGGCGCAGGACCGGACGGGGACGATCGACCAGGCAGGGTTGACGAAGGTGAAGGCGATGATGATCGATCCGGGGATGGCGAAGCAGTTGGTGGTGGACCAGGGCCAGGCGAGCATCAAGTTGCAGAAGGACGTCCAGAATGATTTCGCGCAGATGTTCCTGGGGAACGAAGCGATCTACGACGACGCGAGCAATGACCCGGCGGCGCAGATGAAGTTGCAGTACGCCGGCCAGATCCTCCAGCGGAACCCGAACTACCTGCAGTCGTTGGATCCGCAGATGGCGCAGGAGTTCCTGGGCCCGCAGGCGGCGCAACAGATCGCGATGATCCAGGCGCAGAGCGGCGCGCGGGTGAATCCGCGGTTCACGGAGTTGGTTGAGAATTATCTGAAGAATCTGAAGCAGGGCGCGGTGCAGCAGCAAAACAAACTGGTGGGGCGGACGGGGGTCAAACAACTCACGTAGCCCCCTCACCCCGGCCCTCTCCCCCAAGGGGGCGAGGGAGAAAGGCAAAAATTATGTTGGATGGAGCAGCGTGCATTTGGGATCTGGAAAACGTGACCTGGTTGAACGGGCGCGAGTTCTCGGATCTGCAGTTTGAAAATTGGATGCGGTACCTGCGGTCGCGCGGGTTCAAAGAGGATGAGACGGGCGCCGCGCCGGAACGGCCGGGGATTTACGCCGTCATGGGATAGGACGGATAGGACCGATGTGACTTATGGAACTTTACGAGAATGGCGTGCTGAATGAGCGCGAGGCCCGGCGGGTGGTTTCGGTGGCGCTGGAGCGAGGATGGGCGACGCGCGGTGGGCGGAGGGTTTCAGTGGAAACGGCTCGCGGGGACGCTCGCCCCACCGGGATGGATGACGAGGATCGAGCTCGCGCGACGTTCTTACAGCGGTTGGCGGATTCGCCGGTGGAGATCCAGGATCATGAGTTGGATTTTCTTTCGGAAACGATGTCGCGGCCCTGGGGTGAGTGGACCGATATCCAACGCCAGGCGATCGATGCATTGCGGGATGCTTACGAAGGATGGATATGAGTCCGTGGTACCGGCAGGTGTCGTGGACGGGATGGCTGCTGGATCTCCGAATCGTATGCGAAGGGTGTAAGAAGGCCGGCGAGGTACAGGTGCGGTCGAATTATCACACGGGGGCGCAACAGTTTCGTTGCATGACCTGTGGTGCGAAGTGGAAAAAGTGATATGAAAATTTTGATCGTCATTTTGTTGGTGGTGATTGTGCTGCAGGAGTGGCGCCGGTGGAGATTGTCCAGACGTCTGGAGATCGCTGATGCGGTGATCGATGAGCTGAATCTGCGATTGCAAAAGCACGTGAACGCGAAGCGGAACGTACACCATTGAATTTATGACGATGACACCGGAACAGATCAAAGCGGGATTGGCGACTCTGGATCCGTCACACGCGTTTTACGTGGCGCTGATGGAGGTGCTCAAATCGGATATCGACGACGAGATCGCCGGCGCGACGGCGCCGAACCTGGCGGACGGCGCCCGCCAGTTCAATACCGGCCGGCTGGCGCACGCGCGCGAGGTGCCGGCGATGATTGAAGGGGTGATGCGCGAGGCCTGGCGGGAGAGGTTGGAAGCGGATAAACGCCGGGAGGCCGCGGCGGAGAAAGGGAAAAGTTAGAGCCTCGTCACCTCGGCTGCTACGAGTCAAATAGTATCGAATTAGTCGGGATGGTGCGGGATTGGTGGCCGGGGTCTTCCCAAAGTTTATAGCCCGTGGTTGAGTGCGTCTCAACCACGGGTTTTCTGTTTTGCACCCGATCAGTGAAGCAAAGCTGTCACAGGCAGATGAACCGACTTGCGAGGTTAAACGCATGAGCCAACAAACCGGTGTAGTGGACACCACAAAAACCACGGAAGAGGTCGCGATTGTTGTTCCGGATCGCGCTGAAACATTAAAGGCCATCGCCGGCGACGTGATGAAAACGTTCGCGGACGGGGCCGAGGAACCAAAGGCCGTTGAAACGCCGGGCGAGAAGAAGCCTGGTGAAGTAGACGGGAAACCTGACGCTCTTTCTCAATCCGATAAAGCAGCAGAAGACGGCAAGACAGTCACAGTACCGGCAACGGAGCCGGCCTGGTCGCAGGAAAAGCTGGATTGGTTCGCGACGATGGAAGCGGCGAAGACGCCGGAAGAAATCGAAGCGGCCCAGAAAGCACAGCCGGAGTTCAGCGCCGAAGAAGTTGAATGGCTGAAGGCGCAGAACGCGGCGGCGGAGCAGCCCGCCGGGGAAGCGGTCGAAGATCACATCAAGGATGACGCGGACCTGAAGGGCAAGCTGGATGCGCCGACGCAGGAACGGATCAACAAACGGATCGGCAAGGAAGTGGCCAAGACGAAGGCGGCCGCCGAGAAGGCGGAGCAGCTCGCCGCGGAGAACGCGGAGCTGAAGCAGCAGTTGCAGGCCCGGCCGACGGCGGCGGTGCCGGCGAATGCGGGTCCGCTGGCGGATGTGCATGACACGGAGACGTTGCAGGCACGCCGGCACAACGCGGAAACGGCGCTGGACCAGGCGGACGACTTGTTGAACCGGATCGAGGACAGCCCGGCGGATGTCGAGGCGGTGTTGCGCGAAGCGAAGGTGGTCCTGAAGGCGGCGGACGGCACGGACGATTATTCGCCGGCCGCGATGAAGAAGTACCTGACGGGCATCAAGCGGAACGCGGACCGGATACTGACGCGGGACATCCCGAAGCGACTGGAATTCCTGAAGGCGGCGGACCGGGCGAGCACGGAAGTGTTCGAGCGGTTGCCGGAACTGAAGGACGCGAAGAGCGAGTTGCGCAAGCAATTCGACATGGTGGTGGCCGAGACGAAGAAATCGGCGCCGTTTGTGTTCCAGTTGCCGGATTGGCCGAAGGCACTGGCGCTCCAGACGCTTGGACTGGCGGCCTGGACGAAGATGGCCAAAGGGGCGGCGGCGCCGGCAGTTAAGCCGAAGCGGCCGATCCCGGTGACGATCCCGGCCCCACGGTTGCAACCCGGGGCGGTGCCCAGGGCGAAGCCGAATGCGGTGACTGACGAGACGGCGACGGCTGCTTTGAACGGAGACAGGAATGCGCGTTTGAAAATTATTTCAACGCTCGTGCCGAAGAGTTAGGGACGGCGACACGCCATCCCTACCCGGACGAGCCAAACGGAAAGACAGATTGTTATGGCTCAAATCGTAGAACCTTCACAGGTCGGGAAGCGCGAAATGCTTTTCGATCTCATCTCCCTGGATGATTACAAGGAGAAACCCCTTTTGGCGATGCTGCCGAAGGAGCAGAAACTGACGAACATGCGGATGGATTGGCAGGCGGACCTGTATGACACGCCGAATTCCGACGGATCCGCGGACGGCACGCCGGTCAAGAACGTGGAAAACGCGGCGAAGGATCGCGTGAAGATCAGCGCGTATGCGCAGAAGTTCCGCCGGACGGCGGGCGTGGGCTCGATCGCGGAGGAGATCTCCAAGGTGGCCGGCGCCAGCGAAGGCGAAATGGCCCGTGCGATCGACAAGAAGCTCGAGGAGATCGGGCGCGACATCGAGGTGGCGCTGGGTTCGGACAACGACACGCAGCTCGAGGAATCGGAAGCCAAGCCGTACAAGTTGCGCGGCCTGGGTCAATGGTTCGTCTCGGCGGCGCAGACGGTGTTGCCGTTCGACACGAACTTCGCGACGCCGGCGGCGAGCATCAACACGACGGCCACGGCGAACCTGTCGGAAAATGCCGACGTGAAGCCGTTGCTGGAAAGTGTGTTCACGCAGTACGGCAAGTCGCAGGACCTGGCGCTGGTGTGCGGCACGGCGTTGAAGCGGGCGTTCACGAACATGACGCAGATCGCGAGCGGCACGCAGAACACGCAGATCAGCATCCGGACGTTCAACCAGAACATCGCGGAGAAGAAGATCACGTCGAACATCCTGATCTACGAAGGCGACTTCAACAATGTGCAGTTGCACACGTCGTTGTTGCTGGCGAACACGGGCACGCGGACGCCGAGCGCAGCGGGCAAGGCGCGCGGTTATGTGCTGGCGATGGACCGCCTGGCGTTGAGCTGGGGCTGGCAGCCGCGGGTGAAACCGTTGCCGGAAGACGGCAGCGGCCCGCGTGCGCTCATCGAGGCTGTCCTGGGCCTGGTGCACAAGAACCCGTTGATCGGCGGCAAGTTCGCCGGGGCGAGCTAATTAACCGGGCGGCGCGTCGACGCCGCCCCACCAAAACCAAAGCGAAAGAATTCATATGGCTAAAATTGTTTGTCTCACTGAAGAGGAATCCGCCTCGAGCGGGTACACGCACAAGGCGGTCCTGACGTACGCGGATATTGCAGCGCTGACGAGCGGCACGGCGTGCTCGATCTATCCCGGTTACAACGGGTCGACCACGAACACGAACATGCTGGTGACGGCGGTGGATGCGTTCGTGAAGACGGCGTTCGTCGGCACCGGCACGCTGGTGATGACCGCCGGCGACGGCACCACGGCGAATGCGTACATCACGAGCACGACGCTGAAGACGGCGGGCTGGATCCCGGGTGTGCTGACGGTCGGGGTGGTCCCAGCGGGCAACATCATCAAGATCACGCC